GTCTGTTTGCGACATGTAAAATAAAAAAGCCCACATTTCTGTGAGCTTTAATCAATGAAGGGATTTGAATAAATGAGATACCGTTTAAATGGCGTTTAAATCGAATTTATAGCGTTTAAATAAATTAAATCTAAAAACTATACTTATTAGATTTAGAGTGCGCTTAGATTGCTTCTGAGGCGTTTTTCCACATTCTACACTAAGATTGTACCGTTTTCGATAATTCTCGGTTTAAAATAGCTTTGATTTCTTCTATACCATCATCACTCAAACCTAAGAATGGACGGGCAGGCATATTCTTTGTTCCGAACTGATGGTATTGCCCATATGCTTCAGATACACCGACAATCGCAATATTATCTGCATAATCAATACTCAAACTTTTCACAAGATCACCGGTTACTTGAAGAATATTACCGGTATATCCTGCGGCATAACGGCGCTGCTTATAATTGCTATTCAGTGTTTCCCATTGTTCGCCGCTTGGCGATGTTTCGTTATCAAATGCACTTTCGGCTTCCTGTTGCAGTACGCCTGCGACTTTACGCATAATGTGCGCGTTATGCTTCAGCATTGCAACCCGTTTTAATGCTTTGCGAAGTTCATCATCGTCGAATTCAAATTCAAAGTGCATATATTGACATCCTTTAAAAATTGGCGTTAAATTAGGATACATTAAGTGGGCTTGTTGTCTAATTGGTAGGACAGCGTTTATTTTTAAATGCTCTGTGCGACTTCGATACTCGCCAAGCCCAATTCTATGGCAGTGCGTTTGCTAAGGGTAAGCATCAGGAGTTAAAAACTCTGAGTATATAGGTTCGATTCCTTTCCGCTGCCATCACATTTCCCCTTTAAGCAACACATAATCCCCCTTTTTGATTTTCCATATAAAGTCAGCATAATCTAATTTATAAGCATTAATAACTGCATCAAGTTTTTCCTTTGGTTCAAAACGCACTTTTTTATCTTTTGGCGATAACTCGACTACAATTTTGATACTTTTACTCTCATCTATATAAATAAGGTTATTGTGTTTTTTATCCCATACAACACACAACGGCTTCGATACAACTTTGGGTAAAGATGAATATTCTATCTCTGAAAGGGCAGTTCCTTTCTGTCTGTGTTTAGGACTATTGGCGTGAGTAAAATTACGTTCAGTCATCACCAAAACTTGTTCTACTAGTTTTGAACCATTTGATAGTGTGGATACCTTATCAGCAATTTCAGTACTAATAATCCCTACACTCATATAGTGATTATCGTGTCTATCTTTGCTCAACATTTTACTGATCCAAGACGCAAACATTTTATGTCTAATAGGATTATCGTTAATCGCTTGAATTGTCTGCTGACGCAATTCACGGTTTTTAATCTGTTGCAACTTACGGATTACCGCAATATCTGTACCAAAAGCGGCAGAACCGATGTTATAATTCCAGCCAGCACCTACTTTCATTTCGCCGTGGTCAGTTTTAATCTTACTGACTGTGGTACGAATTTCTTCGCCTGTGTTTTTATTGATACCGGCAACTGCAGTTTCTGTACTCATTTGCCCTTGGCTGTCAGATACATTTAATCCTTGCTTTTTAAGCGCAAACTCACTTAGCGCACGCACACGACAGCGACAATTCCAATCATTTGGCGGGTACATTGTTTGCCAAATAGGGTCGTCAAAACGATAAATCTTGCCGTGCAGTGCTAAATGACTGGCACGTGTACGGCTATCCTTGACAGCAATATATTGCCAATAGGGTTGCTCATCTGCATTTTCCATTTGTTTCGCATAACGTGCTGCATGATAAGCGGTTGATTTATTCGTGCGCAAAATCGTTTTTAAACGACGAGGGCTACCGAGTTGCACGGTGTTTCCGTTTTCATCAACTGTTTTCCCCCACCAACCGAGTGTTTTCAGCATTGGCTCAAGATTTTTAATATATTCATGTTCGGGGATGCCTTCAGCAATCGCTTTCTCCGTTGCCCAGCGCAGTGTGTCCAACACTTCCGCACGAGTGGCTTTGGCAACGGTAAATGCTCTAGCGTGAGCTTCTTCAAGCTGTTCGTGCCAATCCCATGTAATATTTACGCCTTTCGCTCGCAAATAGTCCACAGCTAACTCAGGCTCAAGGCGTAACACATACCCCATATCAAGGTTTTTTTCATTATCGGTTGGCATTAGCGCGTCCTAGTAATTCACTCACAAAGATTGCACGGGTGAGGAGCTTTTCCAGCTCACTGTCATCCATTTCAGCGTAAAGGGTTGCAAGGCGTTCCTGTGCAAACTCATAGCCGCCTTTTTCCAATGCTTCTACTACAGGTTTTAACATCGGGTCTATGACTTCTTGATAGGCTTCTGCCGTTGGCTCAAGCTCATCCAGCAAATCATCAGGATCACGTTGTACCGAAAGTACAGCGATTTTCTTATCTGCTTTAGCGTTTAAATAAGCGGTTGTATTTTGCGGATTTTTTGCAAGTACCTCTTCATCATCGGCAGCAATAGGCACTTGTAGCTTATCGTGCGCCCACTGTTTAGGAATACGAAAGCCAATATCTACCAGTTTATTTAATCCGTCTGCAAACGCATTTAAATCTTCGCTTTCTGCCACGTCAAATTCAAAACGTGGAATACGGCGAGCATCGTTGAATGATTTGCAATTAAGCGCATACAACGGATAGACTAAATCACGCGTGAGCGTAGCTGCAAGGCGTTTTAAATCTGCATCGCGTACTTCCTTTCGTACATCATTATGTACATTTCCGAGTGCATTTGTTGATGTTACTCCGTCAGCTTGTGAAGTGAGTGTACCGCCTAAAATCGCTTTACTCATTGATTTCTCAGCCCATTCAATCATTGCCATGAACGTGGCGTCTGAACCGTCAGCTGCATTTTGAAATTCAACTTCCATGCCGCGCGGAATAATCCCACCAGCATTATGTCCGATGCTCATTACTGCACGCAGTAATGTTTGTTTTTCGTTATTGGTTGCGCCCTCTGGATATTTACCTAAACGCAATGGCAAGCCGTAGATTTCTAAAAACTCTGCAAAATCCCGGAGTGAGTAGTTTTTAAATAAAAACGGCCAAACTAATGTACGAACTAAACCAATCCGGCTTAAATAGCCTGTTTTTGCACGAGCAATATGTTTAATCCAGCCAAATTGCTGCATTTCTACGCCATTTGCTGACCCGTCACGTAAACGCAAAGTATTACGTTCTAGCTGTGGTGTCATAAACCAAGCGGGGTCACGCCAATGGACGTTTTTAATTAGTTTTAAACCACCGACTAAACCGCTTTTCCACTCAATTTCTTGACAAGCAAAACCTTTTAAAATAGCGTCACTTGCATCAAAAATACAGTCATCTAGCCATACGGCATCACGTAAGATTTCTTCAATCATTTCACAGTCACGTTGTTCCGCAGCAGATGCATTAGCTGGGGGACGAATTTTCCATTCTACTGCCGTAATAGCACCACGACGTTTACTTAGTTCTGATTGTAAGTGCGTATCTTTTTCTTCCATATCTTCAGCCAACTCAGATTGAGCGACTAAATCACCTTGCTCAGCTGCACGTAAAATTCTTGCAGCCTTAGAGGGAGTAAGACCACTCGCTGGGTGTTCGCTGTAATGATGTTGGAGTTGCATTAAACGGCTTTCGTTTTCAGTTTGAATCGTTTCCTCAAAGCGAAACGGATTGCCATGAATATCTAAAATTGTGCTGGTTCTCATTTTAATAATCCCATTCTGAGAGGAAAGCGTTATCGTCGCTGTCCGAGTATGAATCTGAATGTTTTGATGGTAGTGGGATAAAGTCAATTTCACCACCAGTCATATAACTGGCTCTAACAGCCATACAATAGGCGACTGCGCTATCACCGTGGCGTTTGCCTGATTTGCCTTGTGAGCGTGATTTATCAATTTTCGGCACACCGTTAATCACCACAATATGCCCTTGATCTAAGATAGTCTCTTCATCTTTGGGAATGCGAATTAAATCCGACTCGTAAAGTGCTTTATATTTTGGCATCCACTCCCGATACCATTTATCATTAAGTTGTACGGTTTCCACCATAGACGAACCGTAACGCAACAAGGCACTTTCGGCTAAATAGCCACCGTTGCCCGTTGCATCAAAGGCTGCGCCGATAAAACGGGGGAGCTTTGACAATACAAACAGCATGATTTGCTTTTGCTGGTCGTACGGGCAGTTACGAATTTCAAGTGTGATTACTAAATCACGGGTAGTACTTGGCAAACAAGCGCAAATACCAAATACGCTTAAGTCACCGCTACGAGCAAAGTCCACACCAAAACTATGCCGGTAATCTTTATTTAAATTTTCTAAGTGTGGTAATACGTCTTTAAGCAACCATTCTGTTGCTAACATTTCCCGCTCAACATCTGTATAAGTAATAAACTTATCATCACATTCAAAACGCAAAATAATATTATTTTCGTCTGCTGCTCGCTCAATTAAAGGGCGGGGAATATAGCCCCCTGAGCTTTTCTTCGGCACGCAGTAATATTCTTCTAGAGCGTCATCTTCTGTAGCTGTTTCACGCAGCAGTCCCTTTTTCCAAGCTTCTTCTTTAGCCGGTGACCACTCTTGCTTGCTGACTTGGCAAATACGCTGATAAAGCCCTTCAGCACAAGCATCATCTAAAGTAATCGTATGGACGGAATAACTTTTACGCCCAGCGCGGCTATCTTGAATAAGCTGATTAAATAGATTATCCACGCCATTATGGGTAGAAATTAAGCGGACTTTTGCCCCCCACATTGTAAGAGCCAATGCCGCTTTTAATACTTCTGCTAATTTTTCGTGGAAACCTGCTTCATCAATACAAACCACCCCTTGCATACCACGCAAGTTCTTCGGGTTCGAAGACAATGCTTTAATTTTGAAACCTGAAGCAAAGTAGATAACGTAAGTTAAAATATCCTTGTCTTCATCTTCGAAAAGTTCTTCTTGAATTTGACCGCTTGCACGGTTGAATTTACTTGCCCACATTGCACAGGCATCAATAAATTCACGTGCCATCTCTTTGTTTGACCCGATGTAAAACACATCAGAACCACCATCTGCTTTTGTACGGCTAGCAATCAATACATCATCAGCAGCTTCCGCCCACGTTAAACCTGTACGACGGGATTTTTCGGCTATTTTCAGCTGTGAATCATCAGCCACCCAACGCTTTTGGTAACCAAGCAACAATTCATTCGGATCAAAAGGGATAAAATCAGGCAGTTTCATTAGGCGATTCCTAAAATTTCAGCTTTAAGTTGATCTACGGTAGATTTAGATAAGCCCGCTTGTGTAACTACTTTCTCCGCAGTTTCTGCAGCAAGTTGTGCAACTTCTTTACGGACTTTGCGTTCGCGTTCTTCAGATATACTTTGAGCTTGCTCAATACGATTCGCAATCAAGGCAAGCTGATTCAAAAATTTAGGGTCGCTCGCTACTTTTTCATCGGCAGTAATTGTTAAATCAAATGCCATGGTTTTAACAGCTTCCATTAGTAGCTTACCAATATCCGACCGCGGTGCTTCGCCGAGTTGCTTTGTCCATACTTCAGCGACTTCACGTGCTTGACGAATTTTTGCCCCCATTGTTTCCATGCTGGAAGCATAGCGGTTTAGCCCAGTTTTACTTAGTTGCATTTCATCTGGTAAACCACAATCAATAATCAGATTATTTATTTCTTCTAATATTTCAGCCTGTGAGAATTGTTTGTCTCGTAGCATTGCTGCTAACTGTGTTTTAATGTTTGGGGGTAGCAAATCAACTTTGCTGGCACGTCCACGTGTTGTTTTATCGCTCATTTAAACGCTCCTTAAATTTTGTTTAAAAGTCGTTTAAATTTTTGGACGTGGGCGTTTTACACCGTCCACAAAAGCACGTCCCTGTGACACATCTAAACCACGTTGAGTAATGATTGCGACCATATAGCCATCTTGTAAACGTTGCACTTTCACCAGACCTTGTTCTTCCAGCCAGTTCAAATGATTACGCACTAAATCACGACTAATGTCATGACCGTACAAGTCTAAGCAATCGCTAATAATTGATTCGTTTGCGTCATAACCTGCGTCTGCAAGAGAGCGCAAAATAACTAAACGTTGGTCTTGCGTTAATAAATCTTTCAACATTCTTACTATTCCTTTAATTTAGCCTCTAGTAAAAGTCCAAGCTGATGACTGACTGCATCCATCTGACGGCTTGTTGCTTTTGTGTCGCCCTTAACGTCTGTCACCAATGTTTTTAATCGTTCAACATCAACCGCCGTCGGCAGATTCTCAACTTTTGTTTCAAGCGTTGCCAAACGGATATCGTGGCTGAGAGCAATATCGGCAAGTTGATTTAGGTCATTCTTTTTCGCATATTTGCTGTCAAGTTTGAGCCAAAAACCACCCGCAATAATTGCTACACCAGCAGAAATCACACCAAAATTGGCACGCACAAATTCAAATAAATCATTCATCATCGTCCTGCCTCCCAGTATTCTTGGCAACTAATACAACGGTGAGCGGTAGGTTCTGCTCGTAAACGAGCCTCGGGAATCGGTAAACCGCATTCGCTACATTGACGCCCGGCTTGTGCGATAGCGTCAATTTCGTCATCTGATAACTCTGTCTCTAAATGCGGTGCGAGTTGCATTTCTAAAATCTGTTCTTCACGTTCAGAAATGCGGTCTAAAAAATCAGGCATTACTTGTCCTTTTCTTGTTCTGTTTCTTTGCAAATTTGGCGATACGTTGTGTTATGCACCAATACTTGTGCTAACGTTTCAGTGGTGTCTTTGCGACTTGCTTTAATAATCGAAAAGCCCGCACAAGACGTATTAGTCACGGAGATCGGCGTTTGACTGCAAGCGCTCAAGAATACCGTCACGGTTAGTGCTACTAATGTTTTCTTCATTTTGTTTTCTCACGTTATGATTTTTAACTTGTGTTTCTGCCACTGTTTTTTGCACTTGAAGCTGTTGATTTTTCTCTTGCAGCTCTGTGTTTTTCTGTTCCATTTCAGTGACTTTTGTTTCTGCACGATGTGATTGCCATTTGAACCACGCAATAACACAGAGCAGACACGCACCGATAATCAGTGCCAACGTTAAAGAGACCATTATTCACCCCCACGCTTCATCGCATTTGCTACACCTTTTGTCGCCACCGTGCCGACACAGGCAAATAAGAACGTGCTGAACAGTTCTGGAACGTACGGTTTATCCAACCATACGCAATAAAGCATCACGATTAAGCAAGCCAAAAAGCCAAAGAATTGAATTGTCGCCGTAGTAGATAAACGGCCGTCTTCGTTCGAAATAAGTTCTTTTACCGCCATTGCTTACCCCTTGTATAAATGTTCCAAGTTCACGACTTGTTCAGAATCAAGCCAGCTCCACACGTCAAAACATGGGCAATCTTTTAACCATTCATTTTTCGTGATTTTGCCGTCGCCGTTTAGGTCGGGTGACAAATCACGGTGTCCGTAAATCTTCGCTTTCAGATGTTTTGCTTCGAGTTCACGTAGTAACTTGTGCAAGGCTTGCCATTGTTGTTCCGTGTACTCACCGTGATTTTTACCGCTTGCCGTAATACCACCCACTAAGCAAATACCAATAGAATTACTGTTATGACCTTTTACGTGAGCGCCAATTTCGCCAACTTGACGACCTGTTTCGACTGTGCCGTCCGTATCGATAACAAAGTGATAACCAATACTGTTTAAATGTGGATTAAATGATTTAACGGCACTTGCAGAACGTTTAAAACCACGCTGTTTATGCCAGCCGTCGAGGACTTGAGCAGACGTTTTGCCCACTTGCTTTAAAGATTTGCCGTTGCGTGTTGCCGAGCAATGCACAACGATTTTGTAGATTGGTAAAGACATAAAAAAACTCCAACTGTCAATTTTTGGTTGATAATTGGAGTTTAATCTGTTGTAAGATTAGGTCAGTTTGCGACACATCAGTTTAAAGTTAGAATAAATCCATTTGATGTCGCTTTCTTTGAAGCGCCCGTTGTTGGCGTAAAATCGCATAAATTGTTGTTTGAGACAACCGGTATTTTCTAATCAGTTCCGGAATATTTTTACCGTCAAACTCTTGATAAACTTGTGCGTCTCGTAATGCTTCTTTGATTTTATCACCTGCCGGCAGATAAAACGACTTGCCACCGAAGTAATGCGCTATTACGCCGGCAAGTTTGCAAGCGGTCAATTTTGCATTATCTTCTGCAAATTTTTGGCGAATAAGTTCTGCTTGCATCACATCAATCACTTCAACTAACAACTGCGGCCAGCGATTCTGTACCTCACTTTCGGGGATATTGTCTAAATTATCAAATAATGCCCCGATTTCCGCATGCTCTTCATCAAAAAGTTCTGCTTGTCCTTTTTGCATAAAAAAACGCCTCAAAATTCATCAACTCATGGAACAAATTATAGTGATTTGTTGTGTAATAGAGTGAAAAATTTTGAGGCGTTATCTATTTGCTAGTTTATATCCCATTGATAAAAAAGGGAAAATAGCCTTCTTATGTAAAATTTAACTGCTTATTATTTGAGCGATTGATTTATTGCCATGTTTGAGCCAAATCTGATATTCAGGACTATTTTTTACAATATCTTCTCGCCCTAAATCAACATATCTTTGCACATATAGTACGGCGTTTCTAATTTGTTCTTGTTCCGCTTGCTGAGCTTTCACTTCTTCGCTTTGATTTTTGCCGGTTCGTACTACTGCAAAATTTGGTTTCTGAGTTTCATACACCGATTTGAGGTAATTGTGATTGGTAAGCGGTTCGATTTTTTGCCCTGTTTGCAATGCCTGTTGGCGTTTTTTGCGTATACTTGCTACAGTTTCAGAGAGAGTCTGAGCAAGTAAAAGAGAGCAAGGGTATAAATCCAATACATCATTTAAAATCTTTAACGCTCGGGCATTATTGAGGTTACTTTTTGCGGGTTTAAACAAGCCTAAATAAGCCACCATTGGTTGTGCTGTGCCGTGAGTAAGTTGGCTAATTTTGCCAAGTAGTTCACGCCCTGCATCATCTTCAATTAAGCCCTCCAAGTGAATATCACTGTGGCAAATCGGGCATCTACATAACTTCATTGTAATACTCCAAAATGCTGTCATAGCTGACTTTAGGATTTTCTACTTCAAAACCGTGAGCGATTAAGGCTTCAATCATCACTCGCTTATGCCATTTTTTCAGTATTTCCAGTATGTAACTTGCGTCATTTACATCTAGCGCACCGACGTTTAACACTAACACAGAGCGATTTTTATTGATGATTTTACGCATATACGCATTTAACGCTTGTTCGCTTGAATCTCTTAAAAAACCGTGTTTACTCATCGTAATCCACACAGCTCGGATTTTATGAGTAATCTCACTTTTCACCGGTGTTTCACCAGTGGCAGGGCTGTAAGCAGTCGGTTTTTTCGCACTTTTTGCAAACCATTTTACTTTTGCGCCTTTCTTTTGCAGTTCGTGTAGCACTTTGTGTAGTTCTACCACTGTGCATTTTGTTGAACTTTCTTTATTTGTTAGCCGTTTCAATATTTCACGGTAAGTAAAATCATCTAAATTCAACTGACTTTTAGCGATGTGAATCAGCTGAATGAGTTTGGGTTTGTCGCTCATTAGGTTCTCCTATAAAAATGCCCCGCTTTTTCCTCATTATAGGAATTTAGCCTATTTAGGGTAAAAAATTTCAGGGCGTTATCATGGTAAAGTAAGGTAATTGTTTGATTTAACAGAAAATTTGCAGATTTTTGATTAAAAATAACCGCTTATTTATTGTTCACTTTAAGTTCTTCAATTATGACCGTACTATCGGAGAGTGCGCTTCCTGCATATCCCACCACAACACGAATTAACTCAGCAAGTTGAAGTGGCATTGGAGCTTCATCACTATCACAAACTTCAATCATATGAGCCAAAGCATTTAAACCTTCGACAGAATGTCCTATTTGATTATTAAAATGTTCTAATCGACAAAGTAGTTGATACTGATTCATCTTACACCTCTCCATTTTCACGAATTACTGAGCGTACTGCTGACTTTGAGCGGTTTAGACGTGTGGCAATTTCAGCTTTTGTAATGCCTTGTTCAGCAAGTTGTAAAATCTGGTGCTTTTCTATTGCAGACAATGGGATATTAGGGCGTTTAGCTTGGCGGATGGATTTGCTTTTTAGTAATTGGTTTTCATTCTCTAATAATTCGATATATCGATCTTTAGTTAATTGAACCGCATTATGATTTACTGGGGGTAATGTAGGAGCTGACTGATGAGCTTTTAACGCCTCTTTTTCCATTTGGATAAAATAACGGCGTGCTTTTTGCCCGAGTTCCGAGCGTTCAAGCATACAAAGCTCTTTTGCCATATCGAGCGTGATGTGGTAGTCCTTGATTTCTTTTTCACGCTTACCGAAGAAACCTGCTTCGGTGATCATTGTTGTATGAACACCGATAAAATCAAGATTTTCCTCAAACCCGTAGTCGGCAATTCGTTTCTTAATCCAGTCAGAGAAATGCTGTTTACTTTGCAGACGTTCGTGAAGCTCACGAGCATTGATAAGTTGAATAGATTGATTTTGAAGTGAACCTGTAAAGGTTTTAATTTGGAAGTTAGTCATTTTGTTTCCTTTTCGAGGATTATCTATTATGGCGTTCGACAACTCAAAACTGTACACTAAACAGCGGAGTTATTCCCTTTCGGTATTGTATTCCTCGCACTGTCGAACATAACAGATAGGGTGGTCGGGAGCCGAAAACTGCACAAAATAGACAGTGAGCGTATTTCCCTTACGAGTGTTGTATTAGCCACACTCCCGACCATTGATAAGATAGATTTTAGATTTTTACCTAAGGTATTCAGACAATCGGGTTGCTCAGATACTCAAATTTTAGGTAAAAAAATACCACGAAATAACGGTTGTGGTTT